GCGCTTGGTTCACAGTAGAACTAAGACTGTTTAGATTGCTTTGCAAACCAGTGATATCGCTCAACTCATGAGCATGAATTTTAGGGGCTTTGGCATCAGCTAACTTTTTAAGAGTGTTAAGGTCCTCTGGGGCGCCATCTACTAAAGCATCAATATCTTTGGTGATGAGTGAGCTGATGCGAGTAATCACACCGGTATCTAAATGCTCGTAGGTGATGCCACCTTGTGGAATGCCATCAGCCATAGATTTCACTATTCGTTGTGCATCAGCGTGGGCACTTTCAGCAGACTTCGATGCTTGGTCTGATGATTTCTTTGCAGCGTCTTCCGAAGTTTTCGCGGCCTGGGCAGATACTAAAGTATTTGACTCTGCTTGCTGAGCACTTTTCGCTGAGGCCGCTGCTGCGGCCTCGTGTGCTGCTGCTTCACGGACCTTTTGGTCCATGCCAGCACGTGCTTCAATAGTTTGCCTTTTCCATTCTTCTGTGACCTGAGCGTAATTTTTGCTCTGTTGCTCCGACTTGGCAGCTGATGCAGCAGCAGTTTCTGCAACACGTCGACTATTCGCAGCTGATAGCGCATCCTCCCTGATACCTTTAGCTTTATCTACATCACTTTTGATCTCTTTTCGCAGTAGATCACCAGCAGATCCTATCGCATCCTTAGTCCTTGCCACTAGTACATCCATTTGGCGTTCCGCAGTTTGAGCATGTATTAGTGCAGTACGCTCTGCTGCCTGGGCGCGCTCGGCAATCGCTTCCAGTGGAGCTATGCCGCGAGGCGTGTATCGATATTGTGTGGTCATGACGTCTACTAATCGGGCTTCTCCTGCCCCTTCTGGAATGACGACTTCGAAAGGTTCCATGTCACGGAGCCCTTTACATCGCAGCTGAACCATGAGCGGCCCTGGTTCCACCTGTACAGTGGCTTTACCACGGGACAAGGTTACTTTCATAGGTGTAGTAGTTACCACGCCGTCCGATGCATCTGCAGAAGAGCGCACCCGTGGAGCATACAGCAATACATAGTCGCCTTCATGGGGAATGCCCCCAACATCGGCGAGATTGATACTTAAATTCCGCATCTTTATCACATTCCTTTCGGCTTAGTTTCATCTGATACTTCCGCAGTCCCCATATGCACAGCATCATGGGAATGCCGTATCGCTGATAGAGAAGAATGCTGTGTGCCGCCACGGAACCAACGCCAGTTCGCAGAATACACATCAATACGAACTTGGTATCCGGCTGTGGGAATCACCACCGGCATGAACGTCTCTAGCGTATGGTCCCGGTTATAGGGGACCTCGGTCTCGATAATGCTGGTGTGGTATTCCGTTTTCCCATCTGGGTTGAGGATCGTGATTTTCAGGTAACAGAAGTTGCCACCTGTATAGGTGGTCCCTACAGCACGTACTCGGGCGTTAATAGTCCATAGCCCTTTGGCATTCAGGATAAAATCGCCGGCGTCTGAAATATAGGCGTTTTTATTCGGCCCTAGTTGGGCGTCAAAAGGCACCTTACGCCAGTTATCGCTAGACCATTCGATATTGATGTTCTTCGACTGATACGCACACAGGTACCCATCGGTGTCAGAAACCAGGTCCAGCCGTTTGTTCAGGATGAGCTGTCCAGATTTCTGGGCCTCTATTTCCTCTTTCATTGGGGTAATAAGCGATTTCAGAGCCCTGCCGAAATCCCCCAACAATCCATTAATGAACCCGAACGCAGTACTCACAATCAACGCACCACCATCACGCACTAGCTGCACAATGTCTTTCAAACCCTTCAAGATTGCCGTGCCGAATCGGGTGAATATCTGCGATAGTGACTGATCACCAAGATTCAATGCAGTTTCAGCACGTTTCCTGGCCAATGCCTTGACAGATTCCTCCGTCTGCGCGGTAATGGATTTCACCTGGGCCCCCACCACCGCATCCGTGCCAGGGGTCACCGGGTAGGTGCCGGATTCGATAAGGCTTTTATCGTCACTCATCCTCGATCACCCTCGCCGTGTCTTCGGTCCCTTCTGGTGTTTCCGGGTGGATCTCGGTTTCTAGCCGGCGCAGCAATACTTGTTTTTCCGCCATGGTGAGGTGGCTGATATCCGGGGCAGTCTGCTCAGCGTCCAGGGGTTCGTCAATAGGCACCCATCTGCCGGCTGCACCCATCACCCAATCCGTATCAGGGCCAGGCGGCACGTACTTGACAGTTTGTTCTTCTGGGTGATGCCGGAAACCACAATCGTAAAGACGCTGTGACCACTGCCGCATCACATCGACCGGCAACACCAACGGTGCGGTAGCGCCAGGGCCTGGCAAAGCCACCAGGGCCCATAGAGCTTGCTCCTCAGGATTCGTCATATCGCACGACGACTGAATAGGGATTCCCATATTTAGATCACTCCTAGATCATGGATAGCTGCGGTGGCATTTTTTACTCGGCCCAGGATTTTCTCCAAGGGGGATTCCTGGGAGGCACGATCACCGCAGGTTATTTCCCAGCCCACTTGGTCACGGCTATAGCGGTACACCAGTTCTGTCACTTGCTCTACCACTACTTTGTTTTCCGGCAGTCCGATAATTGTGGCGCCCACCCGGTCGCCCAGGAAGAAATGCCCTTGGCCGTTCTCGCCAACATGCCAGGGGGCACCATCGACGATTTTCATTTGATGGGATACTTTTTCCCGCGTTTCCCAAAATCCTTTCCGCAGTACCGCTAAGGCCGATAGGGTGTAGGCACGATCGGAGCCATCGGCGAAATGTTCCCAATATTTTGACCATCCTAGAGACCTAGACCGGTCAGCGGACTTTTCCGCCATCCATGCCAACAACGTGTCCTCGTAAAAAGGCTTGAGCAGCGTATCAGCTATGGGTCCCAGGCTAGGGGCTGCAATAAACATGCCCAGGTAATTTCCCAACATACTCACTGCCGCACTGATGGCCTCATTAACGCCGTAAGTGGAGTGTCCACCGGCCACTACTTGTACCGCAGTCGCCGGCTTGTAGGAGAACTGGGCGGACTCCAGGCCGGACAATCTGCCGTCCCGATACAACACATATGGTGCGCGCGGTACAGTACCTAACCAATCCGGCTTCTGATATTCCGGCACGTTCGGATTGGCCACCACTGTCGATTGGGTATCAATATTCCCCTTCGCCAATTGCTGTACCGTACGGACGAAACCACTAATCACATTGCCGCGCAGGGCGGTACCGTCCTGACCCCAATAGCCGGACTTGTTCACGATATCCACGATGAGGCAACCATGACGGATTCTTGCCCGTGGCCATGGCAACGGATCACCCGTGAGCCACCTCCGGCACGTCACCATCAGCTGCGCGTCTTCCAACTTATCCTTGGCCATCTCATGCCAATACTTCATCCGGGACGACACGATCGTCCACGGAGAAGGGTCAGCGCCAAGCGAACCCGGCGCGATTTGGATTGCCCATCGGGAGGTGTCCCAGGTGTCGAGCCATGATGTGGGGTCTAGCGGGTCGTTGGGTAGTACCCATGCTGATCCTTCTAGCCGCCAGAGGTTTATGGCCAATGCGCATTTTAGGGCCCAGGCAGTGGGGCCCATCATGATGAATGTCCTGGGGAATTGCACTGGGGCGGGCGTGAGCGGATTGGGCCACACAAGGATGTGCTTGAGTTCTTCGTAGTCGTGGAGAGCTTGAAGCTCTAGCAGTCGAGTGCCATCTGTGTTTTTAATGATGTTGACGCTGGTGACTCTGCCACCCCAGCGGGTGCCGTCCTTGTCGGATGTGATGTGGATATTTTTCACGTCCCGACTATCGAATCGGAGGATCCATGTGGATATCCAGTGGTCGATAGGTAATGTAATGGTTGCCCCGCCGGTGTCGTTGAGTTTCCACTGGGTTCTGGCCTCTATGACAACTCCGGTGATGGTGCCAACATAATTCCAGTTACCGTCCCAAATCCTGATGAGGGGTTTTGTTCTGCGAGCCTCGGCGCGTTTTGCGCGGGTTTGCTGTCCGTGTTTCCAGGCTGCTTCAAGTTTCTCGTGGGGGATATCACCAATATATGGTGGGATGATCTGCATCAGGCACCTCCTCCGTATGCTCGCTGCCAGTGCTCCACCATGCGGATTTGGCATGATGACAGGTTCGGTTCTCCGCCTTCCACTTTGACGGC